TATACATTCGAACGATAAGCGTACTAAGTTTTTAGATGCGTATGCTTTTTATTCGAAGTGGTTTAAGTGTCCTATCCATTATGATGGTCCAACAATAGAGATGGAAGTTTGTGGTGGCAAATATTCAGCTCCAGATTTGTACCAAGTGGCTAGTTTGATAACCGTGGGGGATGACCATATAGGTTCAGTGAGAGAAGACCTTAAGCCGTATTTCAATATGAATAGTTTTACTAATGAGTTTAAGCTGTGCGATATTGAGTACACAGATACACAGAAAGGCGTTGTTACAAAAGAATTTGATAAGTTGTATAGCGTCTTGAGTGAGGATATGGAAAACCCTTATGCTGAAAGAAATGCGGAGTTCGTTAAAAGACAGTTTGTGAAAATGTCTTTTGAGTGCGAGGACATCAGGTATGACACAGTCATTATGCCTTTGGATATGAAGTCCATTTGGAAAAGTTTGTATTGGAAAGGTTCTTATGAATCCGATACAGTATGGACCAACCAAGTAGTGCATGGTGCGTTAAGAGAGATGTTCTACTACGGAGAAGTGGTGTATGAGAAATTCCGTGGTAAAGTGGAAGCTGTGCTTCAAGCTTGCGATATGGTGGATTATACAGATCCGCTGCCAGATTTTATGTACCAGATGAAGAGATACGTTAGAACGTTACATAAATCCAATTCTCACAAGTTTGATTGGAAAGGTAAGAGGCCCAATAGTTGGGATAAATTGCCAAAAGATGTAGTGTCTGTCAAGAGCACTTTGTTTGCTCGAGATAGTAGGTGGTTCCTGAAATAAGGAATCAAACCGCCCATGGGGGAACGGGCGTTAAAATGATCCCCCACGCGGGGGTGGCTATGCCACCCCCGCGAACTTAGTGTAGAACGTAAAGTATAAAATGTTTCACATCGGGCACTACACCGGTAAAAGCACGTAGATTCATGTGTATTGATTACCACATCCCTTATGTCTAGAAAGGAATGGAGGCTTGCATAATGTTAGAATAGACACAAAAGGTGGTGAGGGGTAAGTCACTCTCACCACTTCAACAAACGACTTCCAGAACAAAACGAACAAGACATTGAACAAACAACCGATTTTGTTGGAACTAGCGAAGAGGAGAAGATAGATATGTCAACTCCTGTAGATCCAACAAGAAATATGGCCGGATATCATGAC